TGGCCGTGGGCGAACCCTGCACTGAACTACGGGCGTGTGACCGACTCCTCCATCGCGTCCGCGGCCCGCACTGACCCTGAGTGGGTGTTTCGTACCGAGGTGCTGTGCCAGTGGCCTGACGGGACATTGGTGGGCCTGTGGGAGACCGGGACGTGGGAGAAGTCACTCAACACGCCAGTGGAGACGCCGGCCGGTCCCGTCCTCGCACCTGAGGATCGGATCGTTGGTGACGCCGTGATGTGCGTCGCGATGTCACACGACCGGTCAAGGACGTACGTGGTGGCGTGCGGCGAGCGTGCCGACGGACAGCCTCAGGTCGAGGTTGCTGAGGCTAAACGCGGGTCCGCGTGGGTTCGTGGCTGGCTTGAGGATCGCCGCGCACGGATCGAGTGCGTGACGGGGCAGGCGAACGGCGCGCCCGAGTCGGACCTGCTTCGGGAGTGGTCTGAGGACCGCACATTTCTGCTGCCGGTGATCCCGTGGAAGGGCCCCGACCTGGGTGGCTGGACGGGCCGGGCGTGGGATGCAATCAAGGATGGCCGGCTGCGGCACAGTCCGCACCCCGTACTCGATCAGGCTGCCGCGTTCGGGATCAGGAAAGACCTTAGCGGCATGTGGGTGTTGGATGCCCGCAAGTCACCTGCCGACGTCGCACCGCTGCACGCCGCGTTCGGCGCGTACGGCTGCTGGTCCCGCCCAACAGTCACACCCCCGCCACCATCGCCGCCGCCTGCCGCGGTCGAGGCGACACACACACACACAGGCCGGCCCGGATTTGGGCCGCCTACCGGGTCGGTGTTCGACCTGCATTTCTGAGCTGACCTGAGAGGGGCTATTGCATGGCTGTTCCGACTGCCCCCCAGGGCTACACGGTGCCCGCGTTAGGCCGCGCATGGTTGCCGTCCGGTGTTGATGATGGCGAGGATGCGCCCGAGTTGCGGTGGCCGTCGTCTATCGCGGTGTATGCCCGGATGGAACGCGAGGACCCGCAGATCGAGTCCGCGCTTGCCGCGGCACTGCTCCCAATCAAGCGCACGTCGTGGCGGATCGAGCAGGGCAACTCGCCGGCCGATGTTGCTGAGGGTGTCGCCCGCGATCTTGGGCTGCCGCTTGTCGGGCGCGCCGATGTGGTCGAGAACCGGCAGGCTAGCCGATTCAGCTTCGGGCAGCATCTTGCCGAGGCGCTGACCGCGCTCGTGTTCGGTCACTCGTTCTTCGAACAGCAGTATGAGTGGGATAAGGCTGCGGGCCGGTTTCGGCTCCGTAAGCTCGGGTGGCGCCCGCCGGCGACGCTCGGCGAGATCGTTGTCGCGTCCGATGGCGGTCTGGTCGGTATCCGGCAGTCGGAGGGCGGGAAGCTGATCGGCGTTAACCGGCTTGTCGCGTACGCGCATGACCGGCGTGGCGGGAACTGGCTGGGCCGGTCGATGCTCCGCCCGATGTATAAGCCGTGGATTTTGAAGGACAGGATGCTGCGGGTTGGCAGCGAGACTGTCGAACGCAACGGGATGGGTGTCCCGATCTACGAGGCGAGCAAGCCGTCGGAGCTGATCACCACACCGGAGTACGACGAGCGGCAGAAGACGGAGATTGCTGACGGCCTCAAGTTGGCGACCGGGGTCCGTTCGGGTAGCACGGCTGGCGCGTCCATCGCGCACGGCGCCTCGCTCCGTATGGCTGGCGTGGACGGTAATCTGCCCGACGCGAAGGCGTGGGTCCAGTATTACGACGACCAGATCAACCGGGCGGTCCTCGCACACTTCCTGAACTTGGGGCAGAAGACGGGCTCGTGGGCGCTCGGCAGCACGTTCGCGGATTTCTTCGCGCTCGGGTTGCAGAGCATCGCTAAGGATTTCGCGTCCGTGTTTCAGCAGCACGTCATTGACGACATGGTTGATGTGAACTGGGGCACAGGTACGCCGTCGCCGCGTCTCGTGTTCGACGAGATCGGCTCCACCAGCCCCGTGACCGCGGAGGCGTTGCAGTCGCTGCTACAGACGGGTGCGATCGTCGCCGATGATCCACTTGAGAGGTTCGTTCGGCATCGTTTCCAGTTGCCTGACCCGGACCCTGCTACGGCGCGTCCGCTCGTCGGCGGCCAGGGAGGCGGCACTGAGAGCAGCACTACTGGCATCGACACCAAGGCCGAAGCTGAGGAGAAGGCGATCCGGGCGACTGCAGCCGGCACCACATTCCGCATGGGCGCGACCCCTGAGTCTGCCGCCGCAGTGTTCGGCCTCGACGGGCTGAGGTTCGTCCCCGGTGCCACGTCGGTATCGATCAAGACACCTGGCGAGGATGCCCCACCTGAACCTGATCCCGAGGAGGGGCAGTGACGACCAGCGACAAGCGGGCATGGTTCCGCATCACCAACAAGGCAGACCGCACGGCCGAGGTCGACATCCTCGACACGATCGGCTCATGGTATGGCGTGACCGCGAAAGACCTTGCCCGACAGATCGACGGTTTGGACGTCGACGACATCCACTTGCGGATCAACTCCCCGGGTGGCGACGTGTTCGACGGGCTCGCGATCATGAACTCGCTCCGGCAGCACAAGGCGCGCGTCCACGCGGACGTGATCGGCCTCGCCGCTTCCGCCGCGTCGTACATCGCTGTCGGTGGCGCCGATGACGTCCACATGTCTGCCGGGTCAATGCTGATGATCCACGACGCGGCCGGGCTGGTCCTCGGAAACGCGGCCGACATGCATGAGACGGGCGACCTGCTCGACAAGATTTCCGACAACATCGCCGGGCTGTACGCGGTGAAGGCTGGCGGAACGCTGTCGGGTTGGCGCGACACGATGCGCGCCGAGACGTGGTACACCGCAGACGAGGCCGTGACGGCCGGGCTGGCAGATACCGCTGACGGTGCCGCTGATGACACTGACGGGCCGGCCGATACGGCACGTGTCCGCGTGTCTGCTTCCGCCGCCCTGTCTGCGCAGCGCGGGCACACCGTCGCCGAGGCACGGCGTCTCGTGCACGACCTGGGCATCGAGCCCACCCCTAACCCCCCGGCCGATCCGGGCCAGGAAAACACCACCACCCAACCGAAGGAGGACCTTGTGTCCGATTCCCTGATGGCCGGGCTTCGTGATCGGCTCGGCATCCCTGCCGAAGCTGAGTTGACCGAGGAGGGCGTGCTGACTGCGCTCGACGAGGTTCTCACGGCGCCCCCGACCAACGTACTGCCCGACAACGTCGTGCCGGTCGACAAGGCCGTGTATGACGAGCTGCAGGCCGAGCTCGCTGCGGGTCGTGCCGCGATCGCTGAGGCGACCACCGCACGCCGTGACGGCATCATGGGCGCTGCGCTGACCGCCGGCAAGATCGCTGCCGTGTCCGCTGATCTGTGGCGCGCGCAGCTCGACAGCAACGAGGACGGCACCACCGCGCTCCTCGCCGCGCTGCCGACCAACACTGTCCCCGTCACCCCGATCGGCTACACCGGCGGTATCGACGAGGCACCCGACGACGACGTCGCCCTGTACAACAAGCTCTACGCCAAGGAGGCGTGACCATGGCCGATCACCTGCTCAAGTTTAAGCCCGGCCAGTCGGTCACGTTCACCGCCGGTGGCGCGATCACCGGCGGCCAGGTCGTCGAGGTGTCCGCTGCGCGGACCGTCGTCGCCGGTACTGCCGCGTCCGTCAAGGCCATTGGTACCGCCGGCAATGACGCCGCTTCCGGCGCCAAGGTTGTCGTCCACATGGCCGGGCCCGTCGACACCGCCGTGTCGGCTGCCGCGATCGCTGCCGGCGCCAAGGTCGAGGCCGCCGCCTCTGGCAAGATCCAGACCGCGACGACCGGGCAGGTGCTCGGCATTGCGCTGACCGCTGCCGGTGCCGCGGACGTCGTCGTCGAGTTCGTCCGCTGAGAGGGGACCACACACACCATGTACACCTACCCTAATTCGTTCGCCACGGCCACTGTCGCCGAGTCGCTCGCATTCCTGAAGTCCCCGACCCTGCTGGCGCGCCGGTTCGCTGAGATCATCGCCGCGCAGAATTTCCTCGCTCCGCTGGTCCTCGCGGGCCGCTACACCATGCAGGGTGGCGCGCTCGCCTACCTGCCCGACGAGGCCATCGAGGCCAGCGGGTCGCCGGAGCAGATCGCCGCGGGCGGCGAGTACCCGCTCGTCACCCTGAACGCCGATCAGGCGCAGATCGTCGAGGCCCTCAAGAAGGGCTTTGCGACCGAGATCACCGATGAGGCTGTCGGCCGGTTCCTGATGGACCCGATCGAGCGTGGTCTCTCGATGCTCGCCAACAAGCTGGTGTCGGACTTCGATGCCGTCGCTATGGCACAGATCGCTTCCGCGATCACCGCGACCGTGTCCGGCGCAACATGGGCGACCGCGACCAACATCATCGGGAACGTCGCTGCCGCGAAGGCCGCGCTGGTGAACAAGAAGCTCGGCTACAACGCCGACGCGATCATCCTGACCGAGACGCAGTGGGCCTCGGTGTATGCGCCTCTGGTGTCGCTGATGCCGCGTGAGGCGGGTAACCCGATCCTGTCGGACGGGTTCCCGAACATCATGGGCCTGACGTGGGTCACTTCTCCGAACCTGCCGGGTGGTTGGGTGCCGACCGTTGTCGACACCGCGAACCTGGGCGGTATCGGCCACGAGCAGATCCCGTCGGCCGAGTACGTGTCCGTCGCTGCCGGGTTCGGCACGACCGTCGAGGTCGCCCGCTACCGCGAGCAGAACGATTCGACGCGGGTGCAGGTCC